TTGTCGAACGCGGTGCGCAGCCCGTCGATGTTCGCACCGATGCGAAATAAGATGCCTTCTTCGGTCATATGATTTTTGCCCCCAGGATTCCTACAACGCCCTGTAATTTTTCGTGTAGCGCCGCCCGCTGTGCCGCAGTCTGGCGCTTCTCATCGGCGAGTCGTTTGGCTTCGGTTTTCGGCATGAAATCGTCGGCCTCGAACCACCGCGCCTCGTCGGTAGTGCGCTGCGCGTTGAACACCTGCGCGCACGTCATCGCGTGGCCGTACAGCGCCCGCTCGCGCTGGTCTTCGAGGCGCTTCCACAGCGCGTCGAACATCGCGGGCGATAGCTGCCAGAACTCGGCGTCGGTAAGCCCCAGGTCGAAGCGGCCAACGCTCCATATCTGTAGCCACCCTGGAGGTGCCTCGTCGGTGCTGGCGGCCTCCGGTGCCGCATCCACGGTGCCGCCGCTGACCAGCGCCGCTGCGGCCTCCATGGCCGTGCGGTATTCCCCTGGCATCATCGCGCCGACGTCACGCACGGTAAGCGCCGGCTGAAACGTCGACAGCAGCGCCCAAATAAGCGCCCTAGTGGTGGCTCTGGATGCTGGAGGCGTGCGGGTGCCGGTCGCCTCCTCGAAGCGCAGCAGCGCCAGCAGCGTGCACGCCATGATGGCAGGCTCGCCGCTGACGCTGACCGTCGCGGTTTTAAGGAGTGGGGATGCGCCAGACATAGACGGCGTGGTTGCGGTCGGCGCACTTCACAGACTCGCGGGTTTCCGGCTCCCAATCAGGCATGTCGAAGTCGTGGGAGATGACTAGCGCCCCTGGTTTCATTTCGGAGAGGAGTTTCTGTTTTAGCTCCGCGTTCGACGTCGGCAGGAGGTACATAAACACCACGTCGGCAACGCTGACGTCGGCGGTACGGATGTCTTGCTGATACACGCCGAGCGACTTCGCCAGCAGCGCCATATACCGCTCCTCGTGGAGTTCGTAACCGGCCACACCCCGGCAACCTGCCTCCAGTGCCGCGACCATCAGTCGCCCGTCGCCTGCCCCCAGGTCAACTACGTACTTCCCGGCGACGTCGCCCAACGCGACCATACGCTCCACGACCTCTGGGGGCGTCGGCACGAACGGCGCAAGCTGGCCTTCAAACTCTGGTGGCCCCGCCATTTTCGCGAGGTAGTCGGCCATCAGTTGCCCGACGGTACGCATCACTTCCATGCGCTTTTCTTGGTCAGCCAGCCACTCCGACACCTGCCGCAGTGATTCGCGCTTGCCTTCCCACTTCTGGCTGTCCACGAGGCAGGTCCACGCCAGCAAGCGCATGATACGCATCTTGTCGACCAGTGCGACGGACGCGTCGGCGAGCTTTACGCCGAGGGTAAAAAAATCGTCTCCGGTCAACTCAAATAGCGAGATGACCGCATTTTCAGTGATAGCCAGGCGGCGGGTCGCGCCGCCCAGCTTCAGGTCGATGTGCATGTGATTCTCCGATTAACGAACAGTGAATTAAACGCTGAAGTCGACGGTGCCTGTGCCTTCGAGGGTGATGCTGCCCTTACGCAGCGCCGCGATGCCGCGAGGTTGCTTGATGTTTGCGATTACCGCGTTGAACTGAATCTTGGTGGTGCCGGAATCGGTTTCCCAGATCTGCCACGTCCGCTCCGAGCGCGCCGCGAACACCGCCAGAATGCCGGTGGCGTCTCCGTGCGTGGCCGCCGTCGGTGACCAATTCACCATGAACTCGACAGGACCGAACGACAGCAGCGTCGGCACCTTCACGCGCCATGGCGTGCTGGTGCTGTGCGTTGTCGCGTCTTCAATCTGTGCCTGTACGCCCCAGTTGAGGTCGGCCACTTCGGCGATGGTCGTGGGGGATGTTGCGCTCGCATCCGAGCACATTTTGAGTAGCGTTCCATATGCCGTTTCGGCAGTGGTAGAGAGTGCCATTCTGTTTTTCTCCTTGTGGTTTTTCTGCCGTTACGGCCTGAGCACCGCGCACAGCACGTCAGCGTGTGCGGCCTCGAAGTAGAGTTTTCCGTTCGTCTGCTGGAAGCCTTCGATACCGAGCGGCCCGACGGTCTTGTAGGCTCCAGCCGCCAGTGTGAATGTGATGTCGCCGGTGCGGTTCCGCGAGTCGGCGACGGAGGTAACCGTGCAGCTTCGAGTTGTCCCGCCCGAGTTGTAAAAGAAGACAATCTCGGTGCCGGTGTGGACGGTCTGTTCAAGGTCGGTTGCGTGTGTTGCCGTCCAGGTCAGCGCCACTGGTGCGGTGGGATATTTGCCTGTGCCAACGGCGGCGGTGTGTGTTTGTCTTGCCATTTAGTCGTTGCTCTCCTCTGGCGGGTCTGCCGCCGTGTCCTCCGAGATTTCTGGTGGTGGTTCGCTGGTGCCGCGGTCGATTTCGGTAACCTCAGCGCCCGCGGCGTCGTACAGCAGCGCCTGCGGCCTGCGCGCCATTACCTCGGCCTGCTGTTGCGGTATTTCGTGGCGGTGCTGGTAGTGGTGCTTGACGACGGCGAGGTTTTCGTCATCGAAGCCGCAGCTAGGACACTCGTGAATCGTCACGCCGCAGAAGTCGTGCGTCGAAAAATTAGTCATGGATGCTCCGGTAGGTGATATAGAAGTCGATGGCGATCCGGTAGAGCTTCTGGCCAGGGTCCTTGCCGAACGACACACGCGCCGTCTTGGCGCAGCGCCCGATGTCCATGAACCCTTGCTCGCTGTTGCCCCACTGGCCGCGAAACGCATCGAAACGGCGCTCGACGTACCACGCAAGGCGCGTGCATTTCTCGTAGCAGTCCGACCACACGGTGAACTGCCAGCGGGCATTCTCGATGCCGCTGTGGCCCTCGTGGGAGTGCTCCGGCGTGCCGCTCACCTGCTGCATCGTGATTGCCGGAAACGCCTTGCCCTGCGGTAGGTCTACGGCATACCAACGGTCGCCGATCAGTGCAGTAATCGCGGCGTCGCCGAGCGCGTGCGCACGGATGGCTTCTTCGAGCAGGTACATGTGGTGTGGGTGGGGGAATTAAATCGTTTACAGCGCGACGAACTGGCGGAACCAAGCATTCGCGACTTCGCGGGTCGTGTCGCTGGCGACGGCGGCGATGCCGGCGCGGTGCTCATCCCATGCCGGTCGCATATAAGGCTGCGCGGCCTGGTGGTAGTTGCGGCCTCGGCTGTCAGCGCCAACGAAACCATACTCGATGCGCCGCGCATACGGCGCGGTGGCGGCGACGATCACGTCGCCGGTCTGCTGGTCAATGTCGGATTCGATGGAGCGGCGCAGCGTGCCGGTACGGTACGGTGCACGCTGGCGTGCACTGTCGGCGATGTCGTCGGCCTTGTCGAGCATCCGAAGGCGCAGCCGACGTTCGAGTTCCGGCGCGAACGTGCGCAGCTTCGCCACCAGGTCTGGCGAGATTTCAAGCGACGTCGTAATCATGGAATCACCGACAACCAGCGGTCCTTCGATTCGTTAACCACGGCGCGTGCGGCGCGGCCCAGTACGATGCAGCCTTCGGAAGCTTCGCCTGGCGCCTCCAGGGAATCGCCGTGGATGTAAAACCCGTAGCGCCCGAGCATCACGTTGCCGATGTCGGGCATCAGCAGCAACGACAGCGGCCCGAGGCGCGTGTGTGTGACGGCCTTCTCGATGCGATACAGCCCCACAGGCAACGGCCCGACGTTCGGCACGTTCTGCATCGCCGGATTGTTTTTGCCTTCACCACGGCCCGCGTAACCGCTGCTGATGTGGTGCCACTTCGCATCGCGAAGGATGCCGGTCGACTGTTCGTAGGTCCACATTACGGTGTGATTAGCTCCAGCATCAGCTTCGTGTGTGCCTTAATCCCGGCGTGGACGACGCCGCGAATGTCGTACTCGGTGCCGTCGATTACCGCGACCATCTCGGTCTGAATCTGCGGGTAGTAGCCGTCGAGCATGCAGTGCCGCGTCTGCGACGTGTAGGTGCTCTCGGCTGTGCGAATTTCCGACGCCTGCTCCTGCGTGTTGCCCGACCGCGTGGCGATGTTGCAGGCGATGAACTCGTGGCCCTGGAGGACAGGGAAGCCCGCTTCGGTCGCCCCCAGTGTGGAAACACTCGGCGCGGTGCGGTACCGGATGCAGCACACCGACGGGTAGAACGCTTGCAGTTCCTGCCACAGCCGTTCATGCAGTATGTTCG